TACACGTATCTTTACCCCAAGGGTGACTCATCCCTGGATAAGATGCGTCGTAGTGCGGCGAACCTCCGTGCGTCGTATGGTCTGGACTTAAGTCCAGAACTCTTCTGGGAGCTTACACCGTGGAGCTGGGCTGTCGACTGGGTTTCGAACCTTGGAGATGTAATGACCAACATCTCCAGATTCTCACGAGACGGCCTTGTGTTGCGGTGGGGGTATGTTATGTGCACTTGGAAGTGCACTGACACCTACACCTTGGTGGGCCAAGACTTTCGTGGTGTTGGCTCACCTACATTGACACAGAGCTTCACGACTACGGTCAAGAAGCGTGTCAAGGCAACCCCTTACGGGTTCGGCCTGGACCTTGGCGGATTTAGTCCCCGCCAATGGGCCATCCTTGGCGCACTTGGTATATCCAAGGGCCAAGGCCAGCTGGAGTGATTTGGAGAACCATGTACCCGTTCCCCAAACCGGGACGTCATCGGGCTGAGCCCGAGGACTTCTCTGTCGCATTCACCGTAGAGTCCGATGCCGAAAGGCAATGGGCAATAGGGTGTTTGTGGCAGCTCTCAGCTGCAGGAATTGCAGGGCTTTGCGGGTTAATCCTCGCAATAGCTGGCAATTCCGGTCCGAGCAAGACGGAACCGGCACATCCAGTGCCTGTTTCGGTTCCTTCACCTGCTGGAGTCATCTCGTGGCGTTTGCCGACCCTCAGTCCGTGACCATCAATGCGGTCGCTAACTCTCTCCCTCGCACTAGTGTGAAGGATGGGGCTAGCACTTACACGAAGGATGACGGTAACGTCAGCCTTTCGATTTCGCATGCCTATAGCAAGCGGAATCGTCGTGTTATCCGCCTTGATTCCCGGAAGACTGCTCAGGACCCACTGTTCCCGGCCCAGAACACGCCCTACAACATGTCTTGCTACCTTGTTGTGGACGTGCCTAAGGTCGGTTACACGGTCGTTGAGCAGAAGCAGATCGTCGATGCCCTGGTGGCATTCGTCTCTGCTTCTTCCGGGAGCGCGATCACTCGCCTTCTGGGCGGTGAGTCGTAACGGATTGAGAACCACGGTAGACGCATGAGTCGGGATGGCTTACCCCCGATATAGATCGGAGGAGGCCATGAAAAGCCTCATGTGTCTCTTGCAGGAGGTCCTCCTTGATAGGGGGACCTGGTGTCGCGTTAGCACCACCAACGATTGGAAAACGATCGTTGGTCGTGTCGAACACGAGGGTCTACCGTTTCTCGCGGTGACCTTACCTGCCTTCGCCGACGACCTCCAAAAAGGTCTAGACGATGGCAAGGTAGACGCTCAACTCTTCGTAGGGTGGAAACGCCCACGAGGAGGAGGTCTCCCCCTATTTCTAGGAGGTTTCCTCGGTCTTGTGTTCGACCGTGCTACCGGTGTCTTGCTCGATGAACCTAACATCGATGCGATCCAAGCGATTCGTCAGATTACTCTGATGTTCGCAAAGATCAAAACCGATGGTCTCGTGAGAGGGAAGATGGTCCTTGAGGATTCCCTTCGAAAGAAGGACCTCAAGGCCATCTCCAAGTTCATCGAGTGTGAGAAGGATGTCCGCACGTCCGACGCGAATCTAGATGAAGCTGCTCTCGAGCAGTTCCATCGTGTCGGTATGCTTCTTTTTGCTCACGTCCTGCAACGAGTAGATGAAGATATCTACTATGGACGTGTCAAGCCGAAGCATGGACCCGGTGCTACCGCTGATCGGCTTGTGGGTAACCACAAGTACGAACAGACGGAATGGACCGAGCGGCTCGAAGCCATATTTCCGTTTCTAGACGGATACGTAGCTCCCCGTGAGGGGACATACGTAGACTTCGAGCATGTGGACATCCTCGAACCTGGAGCGGAAAGGCCCGTAAGGGTCATTACCGTTCCTAAGACGCTGAAGACGCCTCGAGTCATAGCTATTGAG